TTCCGGCGATGGCTGGTAGCCCAAGGGGTAGAGATTTCGAAGTCAGCCAATGGCAGCCACTTCAAGATCTACTACAAGGGCAAGCAGACTACTTTCCCCAATCACGGCGCCTAGGAAATGGGCGAGGGACTGAGGAAAGACATCCTGAAACAGATCGGCCTCAAGGGATGAGGCCGATCCTTCCGGGACTCGAAAGCATCAACTCCTACGAGAGAGGCTCTATGCACTACGCGATTACCGTTCATGAAGAAGCGGGACACTACTGGTCCAAATGCGACGACATCCCCGAGGCCCATAGCGCTGGCGATACGCTCGAAGAGCTTGCCACCAGCGCTGTGGATGGGCTGCGTTGTGCGCTGACCATTTACGTCGACCAGCTCCGCGAGATTCCTCCAGCGTCGCCGGCAAAGCCTGGCCAGCTGCTGGTGCCACTTCCTGCACTTGTGCACGCAAAGATCGAGCTATGGAATGCCATGCGCGCGAAGGGCATGCGCAAGGCTGACCTGGTGCGCTTGTTGGGCACGAGCCAGACCGCTGTGGATCGGCTCGTAGACTTCGAGCACAGCAGCAAGCTGGAAGCGCTGGAGCAGGCCCTGGCCGCTCTTGGGCGCCGCCTGGTCGTCAGCTCGGTGGCCGCGTGACCATTCCGCACGCGGTGGTCGGTTACATGATCATTGGAGGCATGACCCCGGTGGAGGCCTGGCGCAGGCACCTGGGTCTGTCCCAGTCCGAGGTCGCGATGCGCATCGGTATCAGCCAGCCCGCCTATGCCCAGCACGAACAAGCTACGAAACCGAGCAAGGCCATTCGCGAGATGATCGCTGCGGCCCTGGGCATTACGCCAGACCTGTTGGACATCTGAATAGGTGTCACTAAAGATCTGTCGGCAAAGACCGATCTAGAAGCTATTCACTCTGAGGGTTTGGTACGTGCAAAAACAACATGAACAGTTACTGACCGCTTACCGAAAGCTGCAGGAAGCTAGTGAAGATATCAGGAGGATCTCAGCGAGATCGCCTGGTACGGCTCCGATCAATGACCAGTTGCTGACGCTCAATGACGCCATGTCGGAGCTAATAGCCGAGATAGCGTTCCTTCTGGAGCGAGGTGAGTTGGACTGGGAAGCCTTTGCAGGACGCGTCGGTGAAATACTTGGCCCCCTCAACGTAAGTCATAAAGCTTACTTAGCAGCACGCTCACCATCCGAGAAATGATGCCGGCTCTTCCCCGGCGGGCAGATATTGTCGTCCCGGTCGTTCGCGACTTCGTGGGACGCATGGGCGCTGCCACCATGCTTGGCATCTCAGGCTGGAATTGAACCAGCTCGCACCTGGCTTATAAGTTCAGGCGCTGGCGGTACGTGACACCTGGCTATCAACCAGGCCGCCGCTCGCCGCCACAGGTCATATGGCCGCTCTACCGATGAGCTTCTGAGATATATGGCTGGCACGGGAGGGTTCGAACCTCCGACCTGGCGGTTAACAGCCGCTTGCTCTACCGACTGAGTTACATGCCAAGAACGAAAAAGCCCAGCGCTAAGGCTGGGCTTGTGCTGCTAACCCATCAAGAATGGGTAGTGGTGAGCTTGTAGAACCAGGCTTCAGAAGTATCCTTGTCGCCGGTAGATGCCTCAGGAGCTACATCGTTGTAGACGCCAGCCTTGAAGTAAAACTCGGTATTTGGGTCAAGAGCCACCCACTTCGAGAGATCTCCGGAGAAGGGTCTCCGGTCACCATTTACCTCGAAATAGGCAGACAGCTGGCCCGAAGAATTGACCTTGGCGTAGTACTGGATTCGAGCACCCTTTGCTACGCCAGACATCAGCGTGCTGTTCGCCGTATCCGTCTTAGGATCAGGGTTCTCCCGGAACGATACGATCAGATTTCGAGTTCCTTTCCCGTCGTCTTCACACTTAAACTTGAGCAGCGGATTTTTGCCGTTTTCGACATGGATTTGACCGATGAAGGCGCCACCCTTGCCGTCAGAATCCGGAAGATCCTTCACTACAAGGGACGCGCCGATCGAATGAGTACCGCCAGTAGCCTTCCAGTTCTGCTCAGAACTCCCATCCGCCGTATATTCGCGCAGCTCGCTACGAGTCTTTGTAGACAGTTTGGTCGGGGTGCCGTAGACCGGCGCGATGAACTGGACATAGGCGTCAGTGATTTTGAAGTAATCGCTGACCAAAGTGGGCAGCTCGGAAGGCTTATAGGTGATCGCATTGCCAGTGTTGGTATCCACTTCGGGAGTGGTCAGGCTCCAGTGAAGATCAAAGGGTGCAGTAGCCATCTGGTGTTACCTCGTTGCTTGATGAGTAGGTTGTGCAGCTTGGGCTGCTCTCATGTCGCTCAGAGGCGATTGCTCGAGGCTCTTGGCCTTCACATGATTCAACGTCCCGCAGCGGGAACATTTGATCTGGAGCTCGGTAAACTCACCCACGCGGGCGAGTAGTCGGTTGCACTGTCCACAGCGGCAATCTTTCAACATGGTCTGCAAAGCCTCGGTCTGCTAGGCTCCGCCACGCTCGCGCGAGCAGGGGGGCCTTGGCTGGCTTGCAGGACAGCTCTGCAGGTTGGTGTCCGCCGGCGGTGCTCGTAACACCGTCGGTGGTCGCCCTCTTTTCCCTTCAGATACGCAAAAGCCCCGCTCAATGGCGGGGCTTCTGTTTTTGGAGCAGGCATAAAAAAGCCCGACTCCGTGGTCGGGTTTTTCAGTCGAATCTTATTCACGCGCAGAATCGACAAGATAGGGAAATAATCGCTCAACCGCTCATTGGCGTCAAGCAGCAGCGTGAACTAGTAGACCTTCTTCTGTTAGCACTGCCTCAGCTCGACGAAGCGCCTGCGTCACCAGCTGCTCGCAGCGCTTGCCAATGCCGCCCCGCCACCGGCGCCGGGTCTGCTCGGGGCGTGCATCCGGGTCCCAGCTGTTCATGCAGTAGAACGCCCTCGGCAGGACGATCATGTCGGTGGAGCGGCGCCCTTCTACACCGCGCAGCTCAGGGATCGCCCAGGCGGTCACGGCCTTGGAGACGAACAGGCGCGGCGCGGGGGACTCGATGCGCGGGATGATGAAGCCGATGGTGTCCACCTTGCGCGCCTTGTGGGTGCTGTATTTGGCCACGAGCACGGCCCAGTCCAGGGCGGACAACTGGCGATGCAGGCGGGCGTGCAGCAGGCAGTCCATGTCGCGCTGCTCCTGGGGGCTCAGACCGCTACCACCGCGCGCCTCCGGATAGCCGGCGTCGTAGAGCTTCTGCCAGGCCTGTTTGCTGGTGTTGTCGATGGTCTCGGCGGACAAGCATCGGACGACTGCGCTCAGGGTGTCACGGTAGTAGCTCATGGTCAGTCTCCGGTGTAGTGCGAGAAGCCGGCGCCGCGCCGGTTGTTCTCTTGGGTCGGCTGCGTCCGCTGCAGTTTTGCTATCTGGTTCCGTAGGTCTCGAATCATGCGTGCCAGCGTCAGGACCACCTCGCCTTCTGGGATGGGCGATCCATCCGAAGCCAGGACCGCGCCGGCGGCCAGGCACGCCGGGCATTCCCACTCGTAGCCCGTGACGCCAACGTAGGTTCCTGCACCGAAGCAGGCTGGGCACTGGACGGTCGGCTGCACTTGCTTCTTGAGGTCAGGCCCGTGCAGCTTGCGCATTTGCCCTCCGGTCGATCTCCTTCTGGATGTCTTCCATCTCGCCGAGGGCGTGTGACATGTCACGTTGGGCTTTCTGCTCTCCGGCCTTGTTGACGCTGGAGCGGTCCTTCCAAATGCGGCCAGCAAGGCGAGAGCCAGGGCGGCGGGCCGACTGGTAGCCGCGGCAGGCGTGCGCGTTGCTGGCGGCGTTTGTGTAGAGCGACTGCAGCACCATCTTCCGGCGACGCAGGTCGTCATCAGTCGCGTCAGCCATGCGCTGGGCGGCCAGGGCATTGATCTCGGCGATCAGCTCGCGCGCATTCTCCGGGGCGGCCTGGCGGGCTTCGTCGTGGTGACTCAGGAAAACGACCATGGAATGGCCGAGGATCTGACGGGCCAGGCCGGCCAGGTCTTGTGCCGGGTGGTTCATGCCGGGATCTCCTGAATCTCAACTGATACCGTGCCGCCGGCAGTAACCGGGCCGCGGACAATGCGCAGGTCATCGATCTGGCTGTCATCGACCCAGGCACCGCCATGGGTCAGCGCGTCGAGGAGCCCTTTAAGCATGTTGTCCAGGTCGCGCAGGCGCCGATCTGGCGGGCAGGCCGTGATGACCACCTGGAGGCGCCCTTCCCTGCGCTTCAATCTGGCCACGGCGCATAGCTGGGTCACGGCGCGGCTGTACTGGCGACCTCTCTCGCTGATCAGGGTCTTGGCACCGACGCGGCGGTAGTAGGTGTTGTTGCTGGGCGGCCAGGGCAGAACGATGCCAGTCATGCGGCACCTACTTCGGCCAGCAGGCCATGGCAGCGCTGCAGCAGCTCGTCCTGGCTGCCGTAGCGGTCCTCGAAGCGGCGCTTCCAAGGGTGGACGGCGATCAAGCCGGGCATCCCGGTTCCATCCTGGTGGTGGCCAGCGCACAGCGGCAGTACGCGCAGATGGGCGCCAGGCCGGGTGCGGCCGTCGATGTGGTGGATGCTCACGACCGGGTTCAGGCGCCCATCCAGACGGCAGGCGATGCAGCCCAGGGCAGCCAGGGCGGTGTGGAAGCGCTTCTCGGCGGCGCTGGGGCTCTTGCCCTTCATTCCGACACCTCGCCAGCAGCGCGCGGGCGCGGGGCTCGGCGCTCACGCTTAACCGGCTTGGCCAGGTCCTGCTCGCGCAGGTTGATATAGCCCTCGGTGCGCGGGACATCAGGGTGCATGCCCGAGCCGCGGCAGAAGCCTTGGTCGAAGGCCAGGCGCCTGGCGTCGTCGTATTCCTCCTGGGTGAACATCATGCCGGCACCTGCTGCGCCTTCTGGCGCTCAGGCGCAAAGTCGCCGCGCAGTGGCATGAGCCGAGTCGGACTTTTCTGGCAGAAACCGTGAATGGCCTCTCCCTCATTCGTGAAGCCAGAAAAATCACCAAGGCATACCCAGACGGCTCCTTGGTGACAGTTCCTCAGAAGGCCACACGGGAGAGTGTTAGGTACCGGGCATACATACCAGGCACCGGGTTGAACTAGCTCTACCAGCTCTACGCATTTGCCAACGTTCTCGGGATTTCCGTCAGCCACGATCAGCGCCAGGTCACCCGGCTTGAAGTTGTGATTCATGCTGCCTCCTGGGCTTCGCCCATGATCTGGTGATGCCTTTCGCAGATGGCCTTGGCTTCGTCGAAGGACGGCACGAACAGGCTGATGAACTCGCCGGAGAAACTCGGGCGGTACTCGGCCTCGGCGCCGATGAAGACCTTGCACACCTTGTAGGCGGGGATGGTGTTGCTGATGACGAGGTACTCGCCCTGGGCTTGCCACTTCATGACTTCGCTCTCCGCATCTGCTCGATGGCGGCCAGGGCCTGCGCGCGGCGCTCGTCGAGGTCTTGGGTGGCCTGGACGACCGCCTGCTGGCGGCGCTCTTCCCTCTCGCGGCGGCTCTTGGCCAGGTCGTCGCGGATGACTGCCAGGCGAGCCTGGACTTCGGCGGTGGCCGGCGCGGGGTTGCCGGTGATCAGCCCGGCAATGGCCTGGCCGTTCTTGGTGGGCGCCTCTTGACCCAGCAGCAGGCGCTGCTCGGCGGCGATAGCGGGGCTGACACGACCGAGGCGCTCTGCCTGCTCGACCGCGGCGATACGGCGCTGGGCGTCGAAGCCCACCGAGATGCTCCAGCTGACGGGAACCGCAGCGGCCCTCGCCTGCTGCACAAGGCGCTCGTAGGTGGACAAGAAGGCCATTCGGGCGCCGACCTTGTCGCCAACCTTCAGGATCGGCGCGGCGGCGGCCATCGCCTGGCGGATCTCTTCCGTCATCACGACGGTCTCGAACTCGTCCGACGAAGACAGGCCAATGCTCCAAGCTTCGTCCTTGCCCGGGCGCCCGTCGGCGGCCTGGACGCGCTCCAGGATGGCGGCCAGGGTCAGCTTGCCGGCCAACTGCCGGCGACAGGCCTTCAGTGCGGCGCCTACGGCCTCAGCCGGATAGTCGGCCAGGTCCTCGGCCATCAGCTCAGCCGCGTCGGCGGTCAGGGTCTGCCCCAGGACCTCGGCGGTGGCCACGATGGCCAGGGCCAGCCGGGCGACTTGGTCAGCGCTCAAGCGATCAGAGGAATTCATTCGCGCGGCGCTCCTCGCGGTTCAGGATGCGCTGGGCAGCCTCCTGGCCGGCGTTCAGGTTGGCTTGCTTGCGCTCCTGCTGCTGGGCAGTGGTCGCGATCATCTGGCGGTTTGTGGCCCACTGGGTGTGGTAGGCCTCGGCGCGGGCCAGCAGGTCGCCCAGGCCATGGCAGCCGTTGATCAGGCGGGAGTCGTTGATGCCGACGAAGTAGGCCGCGACGTGGTGGGCGATGTCGGCGCCCAGGCGGTCAACCAGCTGGCCCACCTGGCCGGCGACCTTGGCGTTCCACACCGGCCATGCGGCGTAGCGCTTGCGGTAGGCCATGGCGTAGTTGGCCCAGGCTTTGAACGTCTTGCAGGTCTGGTCCTTGGGACCGGGCATGTCTTCAGGGATGGCAACACGAGGACCTTGGTCAGCGACCAGCGTCAGCACGGCGGGCTGGGACGGCATCGCCGGCCCGGGCTGCAAGCTCTCTGCCGTAATCTCTGAAGTAATCTCTGTTGTATTCTCTGTAATGTCTGCGGGATTTCCGCAGGCTTGGCTGCTGGAAACCTGCACGCTTGCCTGCGGCTTTCCTGCATCCTTGTTTGCAGGATTCCTGCAAACTGGATTGCGGGATTTCCGCATACTGGATTTCAGGGTTCCCGCATCCAAGTTTGCGACGATGGCGTCCAGGCTGACGCGGTAGAACAGGCGGCACGGAACGCCCTTCTTCATCTCCTCCAACACGCCGACCTTCACCAGCTTCTTACGGGCGCTCTCCTGCTCGGAACGGGTCATGCCGGTCTCGGCCTCCCACTCCTCCATCGTCTTGTAGAACCAGCCGTCAGCGTCGTCGGTGCGGGTGGACCAGTACACGGCCTGGGACAGCATCAGCGCGCCGGTGATACCGATTCCCAGGCCTACGAATGCGCGCTGGAAGGCGATCGGACGATCCAGCAGTTCCTGCAGCTTCACAGTGCTTCCCCTACGAGCAGGGCCAGCTTGGCGAGGCCCTTGGGAGTGATGAGCACCTGGGTGGCAGCGCGCGGTTCGCCCTGCTCGTCGGCGCGGATGGTGGTGATCTTGTGGAGGATGAAGCCGGACTGAATGCGCGGCTGGTACCCAACCCAGCGGGTGCTGCCAGGGCGCTGATAGATCCAGCGGTTCTCCTTCAGCCAGTCGAACAGGCGACGTGGCTGGACCTTCAGGTGCTTGGCGGCGTCGGTGATGCACATGGCGCCACGGGAGCCGGCGATGCGCTCTAGGGCTTCAACCTTCGGCGCGGCCTCGTCCAGGGCGGCATGCTGGCGCTCCAGCTGCTCGGCTTGATCAGCAGCAAGGCGGAGGGCAGCGGCAAAAGACTGGGGCGGCGCAACAGTCAGCGAAGGGGCGACATGGCGCTCCAGTTCGTGCAGACGTCGGATCACCTTGTGGCGCAGCGGGATGCTGTAGCCGGTGATGAGGGTCTCGGTCAGCTCGCGGCTTAATCTGAACATGGCTACATAGCCGCGGGTGTCTCTTTCCCAGCTGAAGCCGCGAGTTTGAGCATGGCTCCGATCGGCGCCATCTCCAAACAGCCTATCCATGATCGATCCCGCGTTCTCGCGGATGTACTCGGTATGCCTGTTCCGGTACTGCTCAAGAACGATCTCGTCGATCGCCTTCTCGCTGAACAACTCGATAAGCATCACGCGGATGTCTCGGATGACGTTCTTGTGCTGCTTGTCCGTCAGATCCGCGATCTCGCGGCTGCTCATGGTCAGGGTGTTGCCGGTAAGGGTCAGGTCGTTCATACTCGGATCACTCCTCGCAGAGTCGCTTCATGAAAAGCCCGGTTGCCGCCGGGCTTTTTTGTGCTTGCGATTCGCGTACTGGACGGAATCACAGCTACTACGGGTGACTGCTGGCGCAATGCCATCCCGTGGATAATGGGATCCATGGTCAGGCGGCAAACGCCGACCAAGGGAACGAGGGGCACAGCTGCTCCTTGCTGAAGGAACCGCCGGTGAGCTTCTCAGCGCGCTTGGCCACGACGGGAGACATGCCGTGCTTGCCGCGAACCCATCCAGACACAGTGCTTTGGTCGACCTCGAGGGCCGTGGCGGTCAGCTCCTGGGTGCCGAAATGCTTCACCAGGCGCAGGAAGATGTTATCCATGCTGTCCCTCCTTACGGGAATTCCCATATCCTAGATTATGGGAATACCGATTTGCAAGGATATGGGCGTGCCCGTAATACTCGGCGCATGGAATTTAAGGACCGCCTAAAGGCAGCCAGGAAGCACGCTCAGCTCAACCAGGCAGAGCTAGCGAAAGCTTCCGGCCTCACCCAGACCTCAATCTCAGATCTAGAGCGCGGAAAGTCCAAAGGGACTGCTTTCGTCGCTCAGCTGGCGCTTGCCTGTGGCGTAGACACTATGTGGCTGGCCGAGGGTAAAGGCGAAATGATTTCCGGCCTCTTGGGTGATGATGCCGCTGCCATGGGTGCCAGCTCGGCTGACATCGTGCGAGAGATGCTGCGCAAGCATGGCAAAGGCCTGTCCGAAGAGGCGCGCCAGCGCATTCAGTCGGCCGCCGAGGAGCAGTCGGAGAGCGCGCCAGTACGCGGCAACGTCATCACTGCCGATTTCTCGCGACCCGGCCTGGTCGGTGACGAGATCAAGATCCCGCACTACGACGTGCGCGCGGCCATGGGCGGCGGCCAAATTCCGGCCGACTACATCGAGCTGCTGCGCGACGTGACGGTAAGCCAGGAGCACCTGCGGCGCCTGGGCGTGGACTACGAGAGCCCTTTCCACCTGAAGATGATCACCGGGTGGGGACAGTCGATGGAGCCGACCATACAGGACAAGGATCCGCTGCTGATCGACGTCAGTATCGAGGAGTTCACCGGTGACGGCATCTACCTGTTCACCCAGGGCGAGATGCTGTTCATCAAGCGCCTGCAGCTCGAGGACGAAAAGCGCCTCAAGGTGATATCGGACAACAGGAATCACGACCCACGGTTCGTGACCAGCGACGACATCTACATCAAGGGGCGCATCCTGCTGGTCTGGAACGCGCACCGGGTCTGACAGCAAGCCAAGGAGGCTGGTATGGGGACGGAACACATCGGGCGTGACCCGTACATGGCTCTACCGATCATCGATGGACCGGTGAAGGGCCAGACATATGCATGGCCACATAGCTCGTTCCAGATGGATTCATCTCCGGGGACGCTAGGCTCGCTGCCCATGCTCACAACCTATCACTTGCGCCTGGATCCCGATCTGGGATGGGTATGGTCAGTGCAGGACCCGCACAGCTGACAATCAGCCAGCTTAGGAGAAGCTTTGGCGAGGAAGAGCGTAGCGTACGTAGGTGCCATCTTGTTCATTGCAGCGGCGGCAACTATCACCGCTGTAGCGCTGTCGTTCTATCTATTTGATTCTTGGTAATTTTATGGGCATGGATTAGTGATGCCAAGGGATATACACGAGGCACTGCACAGGGCAGCTGTAGCTGGTGCATCTCTGGCGGGGCTTTTCGCTAACGTCGTGATGCAGGTCTTCGTTTGACGATTGAGGAACGAGCGATCTTCACAAAGCTATCCACCTACGTCGCTTGCGCACTGAACGTCCTATTTTTGATAGCCACCGTGAGCCTGTGAGCTTTCACCATCTATGCTTGGTGGAGCGACTGACCTAAAGCCAGCCGGCCGGATGCCTATACCCCTGGTGATCACACAGCAAGGAAGCCTGTATGCGATACCTCCTGACCAGCTCGGTCACCCTCTTTCTCGCCGCCCCTGCCTTGGCCGAAGACACCGCCCTCGCCCAGGCCGCGAACGCAATTCGCCCGGCAGTCGAGGCCGCGACTAGCTATACCCAGAAATCCATCCTACAGACCTGGGCCGCCGGCAAAGGGCCGATGGCCGACGGTGCAAAACGAGCTCTCGCGCAGGTGGAGCGTCAAGAACGTATCGACAACCGCGGGCCCCGCCGCTCCATGCAGGAGTGCATCAAGCCGGGCAGCGTGATCGATGATGACGTGAAGGAATGCATGGAGGGGGCCCCAAGCGAAAAAAGATGAATATTCTATTATTGAGCAACCAGCACGACTAAATTTCATTTTTAAAGCATGGCCGGTGGCCCTCGACTATTCAGGAAGGAAAAGCTTTTGAACAGCAAAACTCTGGCAAGATCGCTAAAACTTAGAACTAATATTTACCACACTCGAAATATAGTCTCGAAATACGTTAAAAAGCCACCAAGGGACTGGGACGGCCTTGAAATAACAATCGAAAATGAGTGCAGAACCAACACTGACCTTCTAAATGATCTAAAAGAATACCTTATTGAGGAGATTGAAAATAACGACAAGGTGGTTTCACTTTTTAGGCCAGAGCCTGATCAAGCAGAAATATTTAAATCACTTATTTTAACACTTGAGAAAGAAAAATCCTACACCTATCCAGATGTGCTAACTGGCAGTCAGCTATCCAGCCTCTCGAATACGCACGTCATTGCTTTTGTAGGCTTGACCGGAACGAAGCACAAAGTTGTGCTTACGAGAAAGAGAACCTTCACACTAAGGAAAGTGCTAGACAAAAATTCGATGAGCTCTGACGTACAGAAAGAGCTTATTGGATACGATGAAGTGTTTGGCGTTGCCGACTACAATTGGCAGACGTTTGACGTCATCATTTATGATCAAAAGACCGGCATACTTGAAGTACGTGCTGACTGTACGCGCTCCGAAACAAGCCAGCAGAATAGCAAACAAATCGGTCGATCGCTTGGCGAGGCGTCTGGCTGGGCAGGGTTTGCTTCCGCAACTTATTTCAAAAAGACATTCATCCATGGCGGACCTCTAAATCTGTTTGGCGCCATAGCACATTTTACGTTTGAGAAAGACGGCCTTATAAGCAAGCTGCATTTCATGACCCCTCAAGGATCTGTGAAGCAAGACACAATGAAGAAGGGGGAGGATTTACGATCTGAAGTCTTCCACGCAAAAGGGATGGAGGCAGTTGGCGACAACATCGTACCCTACGACATTTCTGTCATTTGGCATCATACCAATCGATTTGGAGCTGGCCAGCAGGTTGAACTTACGATCCCCAGCACACTTGCGGTAGCTCTTCTACAGTCAACCGCAACTCAAACCTATGCTATCATCAGATATTGCAGCACCACGGAAGACGCAGATCTGTTGATAGATAAACTACTGGGTGCATTAAAATGAACCTAAAGCCTGAAATTATAAGTTTGATTGAAAAAGAACTTGGAATATTCGGGCTCTTCGAATGTGCTGTTTCCGTATTAGCATTCATAGCGAAACAGCCCTATACAGACGAATTTTACATATCTACAACTGAGCTATTGAGTCGGGACATTTCCTGCAATCAAGAGCAGCTCAAACTTGTAATAAACTATTTGTCAACATCCAAAAACCCAATCATGAAGCAATCCTATTGCTTTATAGACGGTGACCGCGGATTTTGTGAACTTGACGACGAAAGCCTTATTACACTGCAAGAGACAAAAAAGCTTTACCATCCCCACTCAGGGAAAATAGTCGAAGGGCAGGACTCAAGGGTATTTCTTTTATATAAGACAAGCGTGGGAAAGGTGGCAGCACTATGACACCTGTATCTGCAATTGACGATATTACAGACACACTTCTCGCCGAGAATTACATAAACGACAATGCAGCGTCGTTCTATGTGTTGAACAGCTACGATTCTTTTATATCTATTATAGAAGCCTCAATTAATAAGGCCATCGGCCTAATGGAGGCTAATCCAAAATTCTTGCAGAAACTCAGTGAAGATGAGATAACTAATTTTTTAAGCACTAACTTAAGAATGGCGGGTATACCTACGGACCACGACTCCATGGAAGGTGGGCATTCCGATATCGTAATAAAGAACCTTCGATATAAATGGCTGGCGGAAGCCAAGATAAAAGACACCGCCAGTTATGACTACGCATGGCTATGGAGCGGCTTCATGCAACTCACAGAACGATATGCCACCAATACAGCAAACTGCAATAGAGCAGGCTTCATCGTATATATAAAGCAAGAAAATTCGCGCCGTGTCATGGACAGATGGAAGGCGCACATGGTAAACAATAGTAGCGGATACAAGTTCGACTTTGAAAACAGCCAGTATCCTCATTCCTTTTTAAGTTCACACGAACACACCAGATTTGGCGACGCCTGTAAAGTGACGCATTTTTCGATGAGCGCGCATTTTGCACCGGTAGTTTAAGTTTCTGGGCGGTACAAAACTGCATCTCGGCCAAGGTGCGAGAAGCAATTTCGGCTAATGGCCGGTACTTAACGCATACTTTACATATCGCCCGGCTTTTGCGGGGATTTCCCTGAATGTCTAGTGGTGCCCTTCTCGCTTCGAGTCACACACCATGCAGATACTGTATGGCCCGTGCCGGCCATCCTTGTGAAGCATAGGACCTGCGCAGTTGTAGCAGCCGCCATTGAGGTCGCCGCTCTCCCATTTCCACAGCAGCCAGAATCGCCGAGCTACCCAAGCAGCGCCAGGTAAGCTTGCCAGTAGCAAGACGTTGCCGACAGCGTGGAAGACCTGAGTCATGCCCGCCAGTAACGGAGACGAGTTTCCGGGGGAAGGCAGGATCGCGTAGCCAATGAGGGGGAATATGGTCCAGGCTACAGGTACAGCGAAGAGCCGTGCCAGTCGTTCGATCGCGGTGATGTTGATGCCCATATCAGCTCCTACTACTTGATGGAAATCTGATCTTACTCTCGCCGCTGTCCACCCATCTAGCCATTCAGCGCAGTTACTTCAGCAGACGTCTGATCAGCCGATAACCGCCATGACCATTGTGGTCATTACGGAGGGTTACCATGAAGAAAGTCGTTCTGCTCGGCCTACTGCTCGCTCTGTCTGGCCCGATGTTGGCCCAAGCCTGCCCTAAAGGCACCCATCCAGTTGGCGGCACGGGCTCTCACCACAAAGGCGGTAGCTGCGTTTGAAGCCTAGCCCGGCCCAGCGCCGGGCTTTCTTTTTCTACCTGCCACGATCCTGGTCTAAGCTGAGCCTTTGCCGCGGAGGTCGCTATGGAAGATCCCCTGCTCGCCCTTCTATTTCGTCTCAACGAAAACCAAATCGCTCTCAGCTTGGCTATCGAGGAGCTGACAACCTGGGTGACAGACCGCGGCTCAGTACAGGTCGGTGACGCCGTCGAGCGGCACCTGCAGATGCTTGAGCTCAATGCCGACGCAATCGAAGATGCTCTGGCTCAGCTCATTGCAGAGCGAGCGCTGCGACCCCGCTCCTGATACCTATCTAAGCATTGCGACCCCACGGGCCTTTTTACGCCGATGCACTATGCTTACCGCTTCGGTTCGAGTGCCTTTGGGGTGATGAGCCAAGGCTCGCACAGGAGTGCGGGCCTTCTCTTTTTGTGGAGACGGCTTCGGCTATCCTCAGGCTTTGCCTAGGAGGCCGCTATGGAAGATCCACTGCTCACCCTACTCTACCGTCTTCACGAGAACCAAAATTCCCTGGCCAGCGCCGTTGAAGAGCTCGCCGGATGGGTAGTGGACCGCGGCTCCATGAACGTTGGAGATGCTGTCGAACAGCACATGCTGACTATTGAAGCGAACGCCGAGGAGATCTCCGACGCTCTTGCGCGCCTCATAGCTGAGCGGGCAGGCCGACCAAAGACCTGACTTGGAAGGCTAGACAGCAGCCCGCTACCCCGCGGGCTTTTTTGTGCCTAGTCCTTATTGTGCTACTCGCGTCGCCCACTTGCCGCGACATCCTTCTCCCAGTCGAAGGCCTCGATAGTGATGAAGTCATCGCCCTCCTCCTTCGCCGCCTCCTTGTCCTCCTCCCAACGGATGGTCACGTCCCCGTCGTCCTCAAAGGTCACCTCCAACTCTGTCGATTCCGCCAGCGCCCCGATCAGCAGATCCCACACCTCCTCAGGATCGCTATCTAGCTTGTGGATCCTGGCCTGCCGGTGCAGCTGCGCTTTGGGCGAACCGATCATGTTCGAGATACGGATCGCCAGGCGCTCTTGGGCGGACATCGTCTGGTTAACGGACTTCGACATCGTGTGACCTCCTTCACATAGATACTGTATGGATAAACAGTAGACGATGAAAAAGGGGGATTCAATGGGTCGGCCCATAAAAAAATATGGGAATGCCCATTGACTCGGATTACGGGCATTCCTATATTTAGCCCATCGGCAGCGCAAGCCGCCCCGGGTAGCGATCAGGAGACCCAGGGTTTAAAGCCAACCTCTTGAGATGGGACGCCTCCCCCAAGGTGTGCAGCGTAAAGCACCGAAATGGAGAGCCACCGGCATACCAGCGTGGGTGGCTGTTGGGATCCCAGATCCCCCGAACAAGTAGTCGCCCAGCCGGCGGTGGCGCGTAACACCGGCATAGCAGTTTTCCTCGATGCGCTTCGATGAGGCGCATCCGGGAAGACAACCGAACAGGAGGCCGACATGGCCAACGATCTGACCCCGCGCCAGCTGCAGACCCTGCAGGAAGTGGAAGCCTTCCTGTCGGCCTACAACTATCCGCCAACCCGTTCAGAGCTGGCCGAGCTGATGGGCATGGCTTCGCCGAACGGCGCCCAGGGGCACCTGGAAGCGCTCCATCAGAAGGGCTACATCACGCTCACGGCAAACACGGCCCGCGGTATCCAGCTACTGAGGTGCTCGTCATGAACCAGCACTACGCCGCCTGGCTTCGCGGCCAGATTGAAGCCGCCACGCCAGCCACTCTGCACATGAACATCCTGCCGCACGTTGAAGACCTCGTGGCCATCTACCGGCGCGAGTTGCGACAAGCATCCACACCAGGCCTGAAGCTCTACTTCCAGCGCACGCTGGCCAGCTTTGAAGACCTCCTCAACCAGTACCAGTACCACGCCGTAGCGGCGTAAGGATCTACACCGTGATCGAATTCGGGCAATGGCAAGGACGCCTAGGCATGGGCCTGGCTCGCCGAGAACTGGAATGCGTGATGGGCCTAGCCAGCGGCCTGACCCACAAGCAGATCGCCCGTGACATGGCGATCGCGCCCATGACCGTCACCAAGCGGGTCAGCAGCGCAATGTTCAAGCTAGGCGTGCAACGCGCCCCGCAGCTGGTGGCCGAGGCCATGAAGCGCCAGATCATTAGCCCTCTATGCCTGGCCCTGGCCGCCCTGGTGGTTGCCCATGCCGCCCTCGACGAAGACCCGATGCGCCGCGACCGCCGCGCGCCGGAGCGCCGCACCGCCCAGGTGCGAATGATGCGTCGGGCTGAAGCCCTCGAAATCTATGCATGACCCTGGCCGGTTCGCCGGCCCTCACCGGATCGCCTTCAAGGAGGGCGATGCGTTGAGCCCTCACACACTGGAGATACCCCATGTTCGGAAAATTGTTCGGTAAGAAGGTCGGCGCCGCCAAGGTCGAGCTGAAGCGCGTCGAGAACCGGGACCTGATGCAGGCGGTGGTGGGCGGTTGCCTGCTGGTGGCCGCCGCTGACGGCGAGATTGAGAAGTCCGAAAGCGACAAGATCGAGCAGCTGCTGCGCTCGAACAAGAACCTGGAACACTTCGGCGGCGAGATCACCACCACGGTCTCCCGGTTCACCGAGCAGCTGCAGGCCGGCTTCCGCGTGGGCCGCATGAACATTATGCGCGAGATCCGCGACATCAAGAACAACGCCAGCGATGCCGAGGAGGTGTTTGTCAACATGATCACCGTCGCCGAGGCTGATGGCGAAATCGAGCCGGAAGAGCTGAAAGTGCTTGCCGAGGTGGGCCGCGAGCTGGGCCTGCGCGTTCAAGACTTCGGCATCGAGGCCTGACGCCATGCGCGGTTGGCTCAAGCACATGACCAACCGCGCTCGCCGGATTGTCGCCTTCGGGCTGGCCGGCGGCGTGGTGCTGGTCGATTCCGCAAGCCGGGTCATGTCGATGGTTGGCGACCTGGTGATCGTCGCCCTGCTGCTGGCGGTCCTGCTGGTCGGTACCGACAAGAAAGAAGAGTAAAGAACGGCAGCCGGCGGAGCGCATCACCAGCAGCCTGGTATCGGTTCTCTAGTGCATCTCGCCGAGGGCCAGGCCGTATTCCCCACGTTACGGGGACTTCATCGGAGAGGGGTTGGGGCGCGCCCGAGTGGGCTGCAGCGCTTGGAAGAGCAAAGGCCACCAATCACCTGAGCCGTCCTGTACGGCCAATACCAGAATCGAGCGGGTGGACGTAAGTAGGGGTAACGCCCTGATGTCCCGACCCCTCTCCGATGTAGGAAGACGGAGTCGCGCCAGTTAGCTCCAACAGGCACTGGCACTGCATCAATCCATTCCGCTTCGCTTGCACATCTCGCGAGGCGGTCCATTCTCAGAAGCGTAGAGGTAAGCCGGGGCGCCTACTCCCTAGCGAACCGCTGCAGCCGGCCGAGCGGTGCTTCCCAAGGCGACTCGGACCCCAGCCGGCGGAGGGCATCACCGGCAGTTCGGTATCGGACTCACCCCGAGGATCGGATCGGTCGCCCCACGTCACGGGGTATTCCCCCTCCCGCTTCACCCCCGCGCCGCTCGGCGCCATCCCGAGACCATCATAATGATCACCCTACCTATCATCGGGCGTAGCCCGGCGGCAGTGATTTCGCGTGCCCGCATGCTGGGCTTCGAGTGCTGGCCCTATCGCGCCGAGCGCCGCGCCAATGGCGCCTGGGTCCACTACTATCGCAAGGCCGACCAGAAGGTGCCAGCGCGCCGCACCGCTGAAAACCTGCTGCGCACCGAAGGGGAGCTGTCCGCATGAAAGAGCGTCCGATTCTCTTCAGCGGCGCCATGGTGCGCGACATCCTCGAAGGCCGTAAGACGGTCACGCGTCGAATAATCAAGCCCAGCATGCGAAGTGCTGACACCCAATTCGAGCTGCACCAGCAGCAGGATGGATCCTGGCGTCCCATGCACACTTTCGATGAGAGCAGCATGGATCACTTGGGCACCGAGCACCCGATTGCTTGCCCTTACGGGCAGATTGGCGACCGCCTATGGGTGCGCGAGTCATTTGCCGATCTGCAAGGCACAGGAATTGAGCACCGACCAGACCCCGCAGGACCGTTGCAGCGATATGCCTTTGCCGCTGACTCACCACCTGGGTCGGCTAGTGACGAAGCTCGGAAAGACTTCGGGATCAAATGGAAACCGAGCATTCACATGCCCCGCGCCGTCTGCCGAATCTTGCTGGAGATTACTGGATTGCGCGTCGAGCGCCTGCAGGTCATCACAACCGAGCAGCTGATAGCTGAAGGCCTCCAGACCCGTCTGCGTGAGCACGACGCGGAATGCGACCTACTGCACCAGTGGAAAGAGCTGTGGGCTTCGCTGAACGGCGAGGAGTCCTGGGATGCCAATCCCTGGGTATGGGTCGTCGAGTTCAAGAGGATTGAGGCATGAGCCGGCTAGACGTTGTGATCGACCTTGAGACCATGAGCACCCTGCCCAATGCCGCCATCGTGAGCATTGGCGCCGTGGCGGTACGGGATCGGGTGCCGGTGGGTGAGCTGTACCTTCGCGTGCAGCTCGACACTACGCTGGACGTTGGCTGCGTCATCGACGGCGACACCGTCGAGTGGTGGATGCGCCAAGACGTAGAGGCCCGCCAGGAGATCGACAGGTCCCAATCGGCCGGCAGCCTGTACCAAGCGCTAGCGGATCTTGAGCATTGGGTCACTGCGAAGGCAGCAGACGACGGCGTTGTGGTCTGGGGGAAGGGCCCGAGCTTCGAATGCACCATCCTGACGAGCGCCTATCGTGCCTTCAGCCGGGACGCGCCCTGGTACTTCCGCAACGAGCGCTGCATGCGCACGCTGCTGGACCTCTACCCGGAAGCAGCTGACCTGCCCTTCGAAGGGATCCAGCACCACGCGCTACACGATGCCAGGCATGAAGCGGCTCAGCTGATCATGGCGCTGACCCTGCACGAGTCGAGGCCAGCAGCATGATCCCTCTCTTTGCTCACGACATCGCCGAGCGCAACAGGGAGCGCGACTGGCTGAAAGGTAGAATGGACGCATACCAGGCCGCCGGCGGCAGCATCGCCACCCTGCCCTACCTGGCACCGCGGGAGCTGACCCGGGCGGCCGAATTCAACAGCAGCGCGCCCCCGGTTCGCGGTATCGCTGCTGAGTCCCAAGCAAAGAAACGCGCTCAGGCCGGACTGCTACCTCACGGGGAAGAGCAATGCGCGGCAGCTCAAACGGAACTGATCCAAGACGCTACGCGTGCATAGCAACTGCCGAATCACGCGCCTCTTCTAGCTCAGTTATCGCGTTCGTTACATGCGGGTGCTCCACTATCCGGAGCATTTCATTGCCGAGCAGGCGCGTTCTGATTTCCTCCACTAGGTCGTCAATGTCGACGCCCTGCTCCTTCGCAACATAAAGCACCCCGACGAGAGCCTGATGAAGGGCTATCTCACGATCTGGTAGCTGGGCCATAGCTGATCTCCGACTAGATGGATTGATCAGCATAGCCCAGCCGAAGCGGTGCGCTGACCGATTCCACCTCACAAGGAAACCGAACATGACCGCATTCCAGCGGCGGGCCTCGCTCGACTTCAAAACACAGTATGGCCTGGGCTTCAGCAGCCAGGACGACGAGATCATCGTGGACCTCTTCTGTGGTGGCGGTGGCGCTGGCACCGGTCTGGAGATGGGCCTGGGCCGCCCGGTCGCCGGGGCCAAGAACCACAGCGCCGCTGCGATTAGCATGCACACCGCCAACCACCCTACGGCGCGGCACTTCACCACCGACGTGTTCGATGGCGATCCGGACGCCGAGTGCGCCGGCCGCCCGGTCGGCTGGTTCCACATGAGCCCGGACTGCACCCACCACAGCCAGGCCGCCGGCGGTCAGCCGCGGAAGCGCGAGATCCGGAACCTAAGCTGGATAGGGCTGAAGTGGGCCGGCAAAAAGCGCCCCCGGGTGATCAGCCTGGAGAACGTAAAGCAAATCCTGCAGTGGGGCCCGCTGATCGCCAAGCGCTGCAAGGCGACCGGCCGGGTGATGAAGGTCGACGGCACCGTGGCCGCCCAGGGCGAGCGCGTGCCGGTGCACCAGCAATTCCTGGTGCCGGACCCGAAGCGCAAGGGCCAGACCTGGCGCCGCTTCGTGCAGCTGCTACAGGGCATGGACTACCAAGTGGAGTGGCAAGTCGGCCGGGCCTGCGACTACGGCGCGCCCACCAGCCGCGAGCGCCTGTTCATGATCGCCCGCTGCGATGGCCAGTCCATCGTCTGGCCGTCGCCGACGCATGCCAAGGCGCCCACCAAGGGCCAGAAGAAATGGCGCAGCGCCGCCGAGTGCATCGACTGGTCGATCCCCTGCCCGTCGATCTTCGAGCGCAAGAAGCCGCTGGCAGCCGCCACACTGCGCCGGGTGGCCAAGGGCATGCGGAAGTTCGTGCTCGACGCTGCTGACCCCTTCATCGTGCCGATTGCCAACTGGTCGCAGGAGGTCGCGCTCTCGACGGCCAACCCGCTGCACACCGTCACCGCCTGGCCGCGGGGTGGATCGTTCGCGGTGGCCAGCCCGGTCTTCGCGCCAGCCACCCACCAAGGTGGCGACCGGGTGAACGACCCGCGCCAGCCCCTGCCCACTGTCACCTGCGCAAACCGCGGCGAGCAGACGGTGGCCGCCCCGGTGCTGGTGCAGGCTGCCCACGGTGAAGGAAAGCCTGGTGGGGTGCAGCGCTGGGGCTCTGGCAGCCGAGACATCTCTCAGCCGGTGGGCGCGGTCACCGCCAGTGGCAGCGGCGGCCACTCGGTGGCCATGGCCCACCTGGTGAAATTCCGCTTCGACTCAGCCGGCGCCGCAGCCGACGAGCCGATGCCGACCATCACCAGCGGCGGCAACTGCCAGCGGCCAGCCGGCGCGGCCCATGCCATGGGCGTCTGCACTGCCTTCCTGGAGCAGGCGAACGGCGGCTTCAATACCACGCCAGCGCACAGCGTAGAGCGGCCCATGACCACCGTGACCAACTCGGGCAGCCAGCAGCGCCTGGCGGTGGCCACCCTCGCCCACCTGCGCGGCAACTGCGATGCCCGAGCCCCGCAGGATCCGCTGCACACCATCAGCGCGGCGGGCCAGCACCATGGCGCGGTCACCGCGTTCCTGTCCCGTCAGCTCGGCGCCTCCATCGGCCAGGGCGTGAACGAGCCGGCGCCCACCGTCACCGCGGGCGGCGGCGGCAAGACCTCAGTCGTCGAGCTGCAGCTGGCACCCGAAGTCGAGGCCGGCGCCCTGCGCGTGGCGGCCTTCCTGATGAGCTACTACGGCACCGACAACACCAGCCGGCCGGACGAGCCATCACCCACGGTCACCACCAAGGACCGCCTGGCCCTGGTCACCGTCACCATCCAGGGCACGCCCTACGTGGTGGTGGACATCGGCCTGCGCATGCTGCAGCCGCGCGAGCTCTACCGCGCCCAGGGTTTCCCGGACGACTACCAGATAGACCGCGGGGCCGACGGTAAGGCCTTCACCAAGAGCCAGCAGGTGCACATGTGCGGGAACAGCGTCAGCCCTCCCCACATGGCAGCGATCGCCCGGGCCAAAGACCCCTGGCGATCCGCATTGATGCGCGGTTGCGAAAACAGGGTGGCGTAACAGGCTAACGAATTGGAACTTACGCACGTAGGTTGCCGGACCTGGCAAGCTTCCCACGAGGAGTCGCCCCTTTGGCCCAGCCCACCATCCTCGTGAAGTCCGGCTGTTTTTCAAAATCCGCACTGGTAAAGACAATATCTGAACTCATCGCACCACACGCCGCCTGTATCTCAGCGGGAAATTTCCCACCTACGAAAGTATTGAACCTTATTCCAAGGACTTGGAAAGAGTGCAAGTGGGCTCCATTCTTGCGAGAAAAGACGGGGGTAGAAAACATGCTGTTTGTGCCACAACCATCATTGACGGACACAAAAATGCGAGCACTAACATCAGTGGATTGACCCAGGAGAAATATCCGGAACTGTTCTTCTTATTTATCGCCAAGTGCTTTGTGATAGCTATTCTCCGCTATATTCCAATCTCCTACGCTAGCTCGCCATAAAATGCTAATCACAAAATAGCGTATAGCCTCTACCACGCCATCAGGAAGGGCGGAGCCATCAAACACACTCAGGCTTCCGTCAGACTCTAGCGCGCCTGCACTTTTCATTTGATCAAGCAACGGGAAGGCTGTTGAAGTTGCCCAGAGACGTCCTATAACGTCTTCCCCGTATCGAGAAAATCGATGCTCACAGCCCGAACAGAGCAAGTGCGCTTTGATTTGCCTGTTAGTTTGAAATGCGGTGTTCTGTCCAGGAATAAGCATCACAGGCTGACCATTTGTACCTGGATTCCCCTGTGTATGTCTGTACGCAGCCTTTGGGATCAAGTGGCTATCTTGCAAATCACGGAACTGGTGACAGAGAGCGCATTTACCTTCCATGGGTATCTCCAACGGGTCATTCGAAAAGTCTTAGTGCAGCATTCGCATTGATAACAGAGCCTGCAATTCAGCACCTTACCACCTCACAAACGCGGAGGGCCCTGACATGGCTCGGCAACCCATCACCACCCTAGTGCGCGGCGAGCGCCTCACGCTGCGCGAGATATCCGATCGCTACGGCATCGCCTACGAGGCAGTGCGCGAGCGGTACTACCGAGCCAGAAAGCGCGGCGAGGACCTGATCAAGCCATCGCAGAAGGCCAGACAGACGAAGCGCCTGGTGCTGGCCTTGCTCGAGCAAGAGGTACCGGGCGTCCAAGTCGCTCGCGCTGTGGGCTGCACGCCACAGGTCGTCAGCTACTACAGGGTGACATACCTCAATTAGCCCTTTTGCTTCCGAGCTGCAGCGATGCCGCATGCAATCAGCGCCAGCCCGGGAATAAAGAACCCTGCAGCGACAGCGAAATAGCCCGATGAATCGCTTTCACCAAAGGCGATGCCGCATACCAGAAGCGGCAGTCCTGCAAGGAACAGCGGGTTGCTAAATACCTTCTTCATGTCGAGCGCTCCATAGCGTTTCCCTGATCATACGCCGCCCTTGGCGTAGCCATCTTTTCCCATCCCCGCACCGCTGGCCGCCGGCCGGCGAAGGACTCCCTATGCCCGAAGTATCTGAGTTCCTCGACGGCCAGGAGCTGGCCACTATGATCGGCCGCAAGTCGAAAGCTGCCCAATGCGCCTGGCTGGACGCGCACGGGTGGCGCTACGAACGCAACGCCGCCGGCCGCCCGGTGGTAGGGCGCGTCTATGCCCGGCTGAAGCTGGCAGGCGTGAAACCGAATGCCACCAACGCCGCGTCCGACGCCTGGGCGCTGGACCTATCGAGAGTGAGTTGAGATGCGCCCGAAGGAACCAGGGAATAGGGATTTGCCGCCAAGGATGATCAGGCGGACCAGGAAGCTGAAGTCTGGAAGGGTCTGGGTTGCCTACTACTACAACCAGACTCTGCCGGGAGGGGGACAGAAGGAGATTCCGCTGGGCGGGGACCTCGACGAGGCGAAAGCGGAATGGGCGCGGCTCGAACGGACAACGATGCCGAAGTCCATGAAGCGTCTGGGAGATGTGTTTGATCGGTACGAGCGGGAGATTGTCCCGTCTAAGGCAGCCCGGACACAGAGGGACAACCTGCTATCGCTGAAGCAGCTGCGCGCAGCGTTCTCCGATGCGCCAGTCGAGGCGGTGACGCCGCAGGTCATCGCCCAGTACCGGGACAAGCGGACAGCGAAGGTTCGGGCGAATCGGGAGATTGCCCTGCTATCCCACGTCTACAACATCGCCAGGGAGTGGGGGATCACCAACATGGAGAACCCGGCCAAGGGCGTACGAAAGAACAAGGAAACGCCGCGGGACTTCTATGCCCGGGATGAGGTATGGAATGCGGTCTACACCCACGCCTGCATCGAGCTGCGCGACGCCATGGACCTGGCCTACCTGACGGCGCAGCGGCCCAGCGACGTGCTGGTCGCTCGTGCCGCCGACATCCAGGACGGGTTCCTGCTGGTTGCCCAAGGCAAGACGTCCAAGAAGCTGCGGATCAGGCTTCTGGCCGGCGAGGTGCCGACCGCATTGGGCGTGCTGGTCGAGAAGCTGCTGGAGCAGCGGAAGGAACGGCGAGTGGTCGGGCCGTACCTGGTCACCACGCCAGACGGCCGCCGACTGACTTCGAGCATGCTCCGGATTCGCTTCGACGAGGCACGGATTGATGCTTCAGCGGCAGCGCTAGAAAGCCTCGATGAGATGTTGGCCGCCGCGATCCGCCAGTTCCAGTTCAGGGATATCCGACCTAAAGCAGCGTCCGAGATTGAGGACCTGGGGCGCGCCTCGAAGCTCCTCGGCCACACCGACAAGCGCATCACCGAGACCGTCTACCGGCGCGTCGGCGAAGTGGTCGACCCTACCCGCTGA